GCACCACCTCCTCCAACTACTACGTTGTAAGTGCCAGTATAACTACTAACAGAAATACCTGCTGCCCCGGGCACTCCATATGAATCTCTTAAACCTCCGGCACCACCGCCTCCACCACCGTGATGGGTACCACAGCCTCTTCCACCGCCTCCACCACCAGCAATAATTAAATAATCTACCGTGCCTGTAATTTCTCTTTGTACCCAACTATCATTAACTCGTGCGTCATATTGTGCCTGCATCGGCCACACGCCTGATGCGTAATTTAATCCTTTAACGAGAACCACTCCTGAACCGCCAGCTCCACTAATATTTCCACCGGGTGCACTTGCTCCACCGCCACCACCGCCACTATTAGTAGCGCCTGCTTTTCCATTTTGAAATGTTGGATTGGGCCATGTACTTGGATGATAGGTTCCGCCTTCACCGCCTCCGCCTACTCCACCAGCTTTCGCACATGAATTAGGGCCGTAGTGTGCACCGCCTGCGCCACCCGCAAAATATCCAGTGCACGTTGCACCAGCACCGGGTGTGTTAGCTGCATAATAAGGTTGAGGAGCCGCTCCAAAAGTTGGAGTGACATCACTTCCTGCTCCGCCTGTACCGCCAACTCCAGGAATTGAAGCATTACCACCTACCGCGCCAGCTCCACCGCCACCACCACCAGCTTCGCCCGGAGTGCCAGCACCTAATCCTCCATTATTTCCTTGAGGAACTCCATAAGTTGCACAGGTCGGAGGAGTATTTCCTGTTCCTCCTGGATTTGCACATGCTCCGGCTTGACCAGCACCACCTGAACCACCGGGCTGATATGTAGGCCCTGGAGATCCTCTTCCTCCAGCGCCACCACCAGTTGCTGTAATAGGATTGGATGGATTATCAAAGACAGTATTACTGCCTTGATAACCACTAAGTACTGGTTGAAAGGCACATGGACCTGGACCTGCTGCAGAGCCACCACCCCCAATAGTTACGGGAATACAGCCTCCTGCTGTAAAAGTTTGACAAGATTGAAGAAGTAGTCCGCCAGCACCAGCGCCTCCGCCAGCATCAACGCCACCGGATCCACCACCCGCAACCACTAAGACATGGCCTAGTGTAGTTCCTCCTGTAGAAAAACATCCTGTTGCTGTAATTTTAGTAACTGCACACTTTCCAAAAGAAGTTTGGTTTACTTTTCCAATTATGCCGCCATTAGGTCCTAAAGCCAAGATGCCCTCCTATGCGGACACCCAAGTTAAACCCGAAGCGTCCCAGTTAAAATTGTTTGTTGGATCCTCTGAATCCTCAGCTGTCCATTTTTGGCCAGCTTCATCCCAACCTATATGATAAGGTTTTGCCGGATCCCCATATTCCTTAATCGTTGGATAAGTAACAGGCGCTTGCCATACATCATTACCATCCAATGACCATGATCCAAAAGGTTGAGGAGTAATAAATATATTTTTGGCTTCATCGTAAGTAAAGCCATGACCTGCGTATTGTTTTCTAAAATTATTATTATAAGAAGTTTGTTTCCAAGTCGTATTTGAACCAAAGAAATTTTTACACCACGTTTCTCCGTCCACATGTTCATCACTTGGAACATGAGCATTGTCAACAACGACTACTCGTTTAACAACCCAATTAGTTTTAGAAGAATCGAAAAGGTCGGTTTCCTGTTTAAGTTCTGCAAAGTGTGCCATAAACTATTTAACCTCCTATACGTCAGTTAGCAATTCAAATGTGATTATAAGATCCAAGTCACCTGATGCGCTTGCATTGGCTTGTAGGGTATCTGATTCTCTTATATAGATAGGAGTGTCAGAAATAACCAGCGAAGAGTCCGCAGGGACTGAAATTGTTTTTGCTAAATAAGTTGTCGCATCTGCACCAGTTACTGTAATGTTTGTGAAACTGGTAGTGGTAACCAAAGCCACATCAACGTCTGCTGCACTTGTGCCATCCACATTTGCCACCACGATTCTATTAATTTTTAAAAGATAATTTGTTGCAGGGGATACTAAAGCAACCAGTCCACCAGTAGGTAAATTCCATCCTAATGATCCGGCCGTGATTCCTGTTACGCTTACTATATTTGGATTTGCCATATTTTAATTCCTTTATTATATTATTATCCGAAAATCATTGCCATAGCAATAGCTTTCCCTGTCGTAATTCCTGCCGTTCCAAAACTAACAGCTCCTGAGCCATCCGTAACTAAAGCTTGGCCATTTGACCCATCGGCTGCTGGAAAACTATAAGCGGCCTGAGCAGCTAAAGTTCCTGCTGATCCTCTAGTACTTAACATACCTGAAGTAATGATATCGGTTCCATTATGATAACATAAGATATTTGCATTAGGAGGAATAATGACTCCCGTAGCACTGGTTACTTTAAAAGTCAGAGTATATCCATTTCGTGTGGTTTTATCTACAACTAAAAACCCTTTTTCAATATTAGCTGCAGGGGAACCTGCTTGAGTCGGAATATTTAAAACTCTTGTTCCAGCTAAACTGCCTGTAAGTTCAAGAATAAAATTTCTTGCATTGGAAGAAGACCCTGAAGTCATCGCCAAAGTAACATCGGCTCCAGCCATATCAATGGAAATATAACCCCATGTTTCTTGAATTAAATCTAAATTGGTATTTGTTTTTCCGCCCCATAAACCAGCTTGTTCGCCGGTTTGCATTAATTCTATACCAAGACTATTATATGTTGATGGCATTTTTTTCTCCTGTTTAAGCCGCTATATCTACTTTCGTCCATGTCACTGAACTTCCTGTATTGACTGGAGTATATGAAACCGTACTTCCAGTGTCAACCGGAGCCCAAGCTAGTCCATGGGCAGATCCAACAGCTAATGTAACTTGTTGTCCTGTAGGTTTTATAACAGCTGTTTGGGTCGTTGTCACGGTACCTAGAGCAGAAGTTATCGCTTGACCCGTAACTTTAACCTCTTGAGCAGGGGTTGCTACTGCTGTTCCTAAAGCTGAAGTAATAGCTTGTCCCGTTAATACGATAGTTACATCCGTAAAAGCGGTAAAGCTACCCAACGAAGAGGTAATTTCTTGCCCAGTTACATCTATATCCACGCCTCCAAGCGGTAATGCTTGACCTACACTTGCAGTAATTTCCTGACCTGTAACGCTAAATACCTCATTATGAAAAATAGTAGGTGTTCCAACTGAAACTGTAACTTGAGGATCCGAAACAACAACAGTTGTTCCGTCTGCCGTTATATCAACCGATCCAAACCCTGCAGTTATTGCTTGACCCGTTACACTAACAACCGCATTGGCCTTAGTTGTTGCTGAACCGAGAGTAACAGTAATTACTTGGCCTGTCGGTAGGGCTGCGTAAGCATCACCCCAGGCTAAATTGCCCCAAGTTTTTCTACCCCAACCAACTTCAATATCATCTTCAACAACTGGAATTCCCGGAGTAGAAGTAATAACTTCACCGGTAACAGAAAAAGAGACACTCGTACCATTCGTTCCCCAGTCTCCTGAACTCCAGGTATCTCTTCCCCAGCCTTGACTATTAAAAGCTTCTGCTGTTCCTATAGATGAAGTTATTTCAATTCCTGTAACCGCAATGAGAGTATCGCTTTGTTCACCCCAAAGTCCATAGCCCCATTTAGTTCCGGATTCGCCCCATTTATTAGCCATAGTTGCCTCCGAAGAGGCCAGTTAAATAAACCTTTAAATTCATTAAACCGACCTCCTGTGAGTTATGCTAATCTTATTATTGCTTGAGTTGCGTTAAACGCTGGAAATTGTATTGTAAATGTTCCTGATGTTGAAGTTTTGTTTGAAACAAAATCTAGCACGGCTACGGATCTATTTTCTTGTGAAGTATTATAGATCAACGCACCCATTGCTGTGATGGTTGCTGTTAAATAAGATAAATTTGCAAAGTCTACAATTGCTGTAGTTCCTGATAACTTATGTGTTTGTCCTGTTAAGTCTTTTCCTCCAGAAGCATAATCTCCTGTAGAATCGGTTACTTGTCCTGTTGTCGTAAATGAACCTAACGATGGTCCAATCGTGGATGAATCTGTATATAAAGCGAGTTTAAATACATCACCCCCTGAAGCTGCAAAATTAGCTCCATTTGTTCCTAGCAATTCATTTTTAAATGAACTCGTTATTGCGCTGGTTGTTATTGCCATGTTTTTTCTCCTGTTTATGGTGACGGTGAATCAATTTTAATTCTGATTGCCCCGTCGAAATAATCGTCTCTTCGTCTTCTGCCAATCTGCTCAATCGCATACTTAGCTACTGCTGTTTTATACCTTTCCTCGTAGTATTGCAACATATCCATCGGTCCTTTTAAATACCCAAATGCTTCTACCATACAAGCATAAAGTAATCCGTTGGGAAATCGTTGGCTAAGGTAAGTTGTAGTATTCGAACTACTTAATCCATCAGGCTTAGCTACATAACTTGCTAAGATAGCAAATGTGGTACTGGGAATAGGAGCAAACATCAAAGTATCATCATCATAATTGGCATAATATTTAGGTGTTCCTGAACTGCCAGCAGGGTTATATTCATCCATAAAAGTAGTGTCTCTTTTTTGTAAAAACACTAAATCTCCATCACCATTGGTGATTTGAATAGCTCGAATAATAAGAGCGCCCGTTGGAAAATTTAAATATTTTTGATCCTGCACCATTGATGAAGTAGCATATCTACGATCGGCATCAGTATTAACATCACGTAAAATTCTTTCTTCAGCATCTAAAATGAAACCATCAATAATCGTTGAAGTAAAAACTGTGCTGTCTACTTCAGCATAGTCTCGTATTTTAGTCACCATTTGTGCATAAGTAAGACCAGCCATTATGTAACCACCGTTACCTTTCCAACTGCACTTAAAATATCTAATCGTTTACCAGGCTTTGCGGGTAACATTCCATACATAAAATCACCTGTAGTAATATCATACCCATGTTCGGATAGAAAAGTAGGGGAACCTAAGGTTCCTGTAAACTGACCTACATGAACAGTCATTTGTCCTAAATTATGTTGAACTCGAGCATTTCTAATGGCTTGAGGATCTCCCCCATAAACTTTGGGATCTAACTGAGGTGATTTCGGTTCATATTCAGATATATGAACTAAAGCTCCCGTCCATTCCTTAACCATTTCTAGATACGGATACGCTTGACCGTCTCGATCAGAAATAGATAGGGCATATTTACCTTTTGAAAATGGAGAAGCCATTATGTCACCGTTGGGTAATATTGTGCTGGAGTAATGAAAGTACTGGATCTTGACCCATCTTCATCCAGTGCACGTTTAAGTTCATCTTCATAATAAAGCTTTAGCTGTTCTGTTTTTTCAGGCATATATTTTTGGGATATATAAAAAGCAAGTCCTGACACCATAGACGGAATCCATCTAAAAGGAACATCGGCCGTATTAGTGAACGCTCCAGCATCATCAATTCTTTGAATAGAAAAATATTTTAAATGTGTGTACGTGCCGGCGTCAGGAGTTAAATAAAGATTAATTAAAGGAAGGGTTGTATTTCCTTTACTCACTCTTTGCACATAATACTGCGAAGGAGTACCTGTTGATCCTTTATTAGGTAAAGCTGCGTAGGTTGAACGATCTATTTTAGTTAACGAGATGTCCGTTGTCGCAGATCCCGGATTAACAGTTGTTGCATTATTAGAAATAAAAGCTTCTAAAACATCATTACAACCACTTACCGAAGTGTATTGGCTTTGAGACCCTACTAAGGC